TCGTATAGTTGTATTTTCCAGTAATCTGAATCGGACCTTCCCCTTTATATTTCAAGCCATCTCCTTTTTGATCATTCCCCAATGAAGAATTAAAATCGTACTTGGTAAAATAATCAGCATCACCTAACTCGGAAAACCACTGAAACCCACCGGTCTCATGCGCGAACTGCGCCATACACATTGCAATCCTCGGCCCAGTATTGATTTCAAATTCTTCAAAAGCGGGATTGAATGCCGCTACCAACGCTTCTCCTCTAGCGGTAGATAGTCGAGAAACGAGTTTCGCAATCTGGTCAAGTTGTACCAACATGGTCCGCACCTGTATGGAGTATGGCGATTGTATCAGCACCAGTCTAGGGACGCAACCCTAAATTGACATTTTCAAAAATGAGAACTGCTCACCCGTATTTCTTTAAAGCTCTTATCTTCAATGGGAACCGAAAGACCAATAAATGCATTCCATTCTTCATCCGTGAGTACCGTTTCTTCCTTCTTAACTTTTTCGGCTCCCAACAAATATTCTACAGCGGGAGGTCCACCACCCGGTTGCTCAAACGCCAAAACCAAAGAGTCATAATAGTCCGGTGATCGACCAATATCTTTACGTAAATCGTCCTTGGAAACAATCTGAATCTTACCATTGGATGAAATCTTGTAGCGCATAATCGTCAATTCCTGACGCAAATGATCCAAGATTTCATAATCAGAAATAATAACGTTCTTTAACCCCACCCCCATAGCTGACATCCGTTTACGGAACTCCCAAGATAGTTCAGCACGGATATTCAGATAACGATCTTTATCAATTACTGTAGTTTGTTCCGCGTTATTCACGGCGATAACGGGAATCTCAATGGAATCATCTTCACCTTGAATTTCCACCAGCCGGTCATACACACCGGCGCCCAATCCAACCACGTCAATTTTTACAGCGGATACGGGCATCTCATACTTTTCAGTACACTCTCGAACGACCTCAACGGTTAAGCCAGCCACCTCCATCGTATCATTACCCGTCACCCGACGAATTTCCAATACTCTTGAACCAGATTTAATCGTCCAAACTGTACTGTCCAAACCCATTCGGGCCACGTCCAACCCAATCTCCAATGAAGTACCCAACTCTCCTTCATTTTCAAATGCCGCCATGACAAACCGATATGGCACCACGGACATCTGTGAGCTAGGTACAAATTCAGCTTTAACAAAGATTTTATATAATGGGTCATCTTCACCCCATGCTTCCCTACGCTTCTTCACCCAATCATACGATACTAAGCCAGGGTAGATATTACGTCCCGCAACCACATTGGGACTTTCTTCAGCCGTAATCTTAATGACTTTCCACTTACCAAATCGACTCTTCTTTTCTGGCATACAGATATTTGCCAGTTCGCAATCGGCAATCGCTGTATTGGAGATTACTAACCACCGGCAATTCGCGGAAGTCATCAAACCTTCTGCCGCTTCCCAAATCGCTGGTTGAATACCTGCGGCTTGGTCGAAGATCACTAATTGGTTGGGACTATGAAATCCAGTGAATTTTTCAATAGATGTTTCATCGGTACTGAAGCCAACTGCAAAATGCTCATCATTAAAGGTTAAAGATAGTTGTAAAAGCTGACCCCCCAATGGCATTAACGCCTTTTGATGAGCCGTCCGCAATTCTTTCCATAACAAATCACGGACCTGACGTAAGGTAGGAGCTGTAGATATCACTTTAGCCGGTTTGAAATTACATAAGAACCATAATGCAATACGAGCAGAGATATGCGTCTTTCCTACACCATACGAAGCGGGCACAGCCACACGCTCATGATTGACAATAGCTTGACAAATCTCTTGCTGCTTGTTCCAAAGACGATCACCCAAAATATTACTAATCCACCATACTGGATCTCTTTGTCCACGAAGAACCAAATCTGTCTTCCATGAAGCATTCCGTTGAACCAATGGTTTACGTTCCAAGTTAATTCTCCAAAATAATGAGCTTGCTTTGATCACTCTGAATCAAAGATAGTACCACATTCATCACGTCCAAAGATCGAGTATTGTACAAAATGATAAATAAATGCTCTGACACATAGCCCATTAATCGCTCTAAGTTATTAGCTGTCACTGACATGACCTTAATATAATGATCCATATTCCACATCACTTCTCCGTATGAAGATCTAGCACCCAAAAGATTGGCTGAAGATTTATACGCCACATGTAACTCGGTACATGCCACCTTCTCCCGTTGTAGATTGGGCATAACTAACAACACCTTGGACGGCTGAAACGTCATGCCGTACCACAATGCCAACCGTACCGCTAAGAACAACGAACATGACTCACTACTCAGCGATAAGACTTTAGCTGTACTCACCAAATCACATGTGTTTATTTCTTGATCTAACAACCCCACACCCATGAATTGAGTAATAAAGTTCGCTGCATTCGATTGATAGTTCATCATTCTTCCTCAACACTTGAATCTATAGTCGATTGTGACAATAAATCTGCCCAAGTGGTAGGAGCTTTACCACCAGCCAAATCAATACCTTTCGTTTGAGCGACCACACTCGCCCGCACCAAGGATTCATACGCTTGTGCTAAAGAGCGCATATCATTGGGAGTGCGAATGTCAAACGGGAGACCTAAGCTACTGGACTCCATCCCTTGAATCAATTTATCAATCTGATTCACTAACCGATTACGAATATTCGCAGTCTTGAGTTTGTAAACTCGATCTGCGGTACGTTGTAAATCATTTTCCCGCGCTTCAATCTTTTCATCCCACGCATACGTATCCGACCAAGATGATAAAAGATCAAAATCCAACTTGGTGTGGTCCGCCAAGCGTTGCAAACTTCGCTTGGCTCCCATCTTATAGTACACTTCAAAGATGTCAGCAATGACCTGCTGCTGCGTTTTGCGAGTGGTCGGTTTCATTGGTACACACCAGAGCGCTGGCTAGGAGCTTTCTTCAAGATCGTTGATCTAGCTGTGTTAGTAATCTGCGTAGCAAAAGGTTTCGTACTGAAATATCCTTTGCTCATTGCGCTATACACCTTAATCAAGGTACCCGCATCAATCGCTTTCAGTTCTTCTTTCAACAACTGGGATAATTTCTCACACACTTCTTCACCCAGTTGCTCTTGACATTCCAAATAACGAAAGATGCTGCCCGTGGTGATCAACCCCCGTACTTCTTTGGGGTCCGGGGATTGCACCAAGCGATGGATAGAATTGACTACCGCTTTATTCAACATCATCGTACTCCAACAACAGTCCTTCATCATCCAAAATCTGGCCGGGGAACATGGAACTATCTTCTTCTTCCAATGCTGTCACCCGCTTAATCCCGTCATGAATGGAAACCAAAGTACGGACCTTTTGCAAGGTGCCACTAAAACCCATGACGTTACGGATAGCGGTTTGCTGATTGCGTGACAAGAGTTCCAATAATGCGATCTGCTGCATGGTGTCCATATCGCGGATTCGTTCTGGAGCCAACAGATTATCTTCCAAGATACGCATGGCGGAATTGATGCGTCCCAATCGATCTACTTCTTCATTCGATTGAGCAAAGATGGCGCGATATGTCCGATCAAAAGATCGTACCGCTAAGTCCGCAAACGCGGGATTTCTGGCAATGCTTTTCCGAGTCATACTGGCACACCTCACAGTGGGTGCGCCAGTATAACTCAGAGGGTTTTATAAACGCAACTGCTACCTAACGGCGCACATCCCTCCACGACACTCTTGGGACTCGATCTCGTGATGACCACTGGCCCCAGAAATGTTCACCGGCAAAAGAGTATCCACATACGCATGGTACGCTTCTTCCGTAACCACCTCTTGTGGCAGATATGGATAACCCAAATCTTCAGCCGTCTTCGTCGCGTCATTCCGATACATGAATGCCGTCGCTACATAATTGTCCCAATTCTTGTGAATCCATTCCACAATCTGCCCTACCTCTCCTGGAGAGTACGAAATAGTGCTAGAGATGTTGTTGTCCACATAGTTGTCCATCAACAC